GCGTAGTCATCTTTTTCTTCTTCGGACTTGGCATTCCATTCGTCTTCGTCAACTTGGAATTCAGTCTTGTATGACGATTCATGATTTGCGCCGCTGTCCATCCATGTCTCTATTTTGATGATGCTCATGTGTTCTTCTCCTCAGCAAGCAAATAAAGTGTTTCTGCATCCTCTGCCATGCATCGCAAATCAGTCATTACACCTTTTATGTCGTGCCGTTCTGCCCACTCTTTAATCGTTACATCTGTCAACGGCTTGCGCTGTGTTGCGGGTGGGGTGTAGTCAGGAATACCATTGACCGTCCGTACTCCGTCACTATTCCACGTAATATGAACTGCTGTTGTTTGCACAGGTGCTGGCTGTGCCAAAGCTTCGGCAGCTTCTAAAATAAGCGCAATTGTTTCGTGATTTAGCTCGTGGGCTGCTTCTTCACGCAGCCGCTGAATCAATGCTTCTTTAGTCATGTTGTCTCCCTCTGTGGCAAAGTTTGTGTAATAAAGCGCACAGCAGTGTCGCCATCTTTCAGCAGCACTGTTATCGTTGCGGCTTGCAAGTCACTGCCGTATATCAGCATCAGTGCTTCCATAATTTTTTGCGTTTCGTTGTTCATGCTTGTCCCCTTGCTTTAATAGCCTCGGAAATCTTCCAAGCAGTCAGTTGGTCATCATGTTCTTCTTGTGGCTCACATACCTTTGCACACGCCTCACGCTCTGCTGCTGCAATGCTGCGCTCGTACTCAGTCCACCGATCTTGTGTCCATGTGCGGTTACGCTCGTCAGCACGGACAAGGGCTTCAAAGGCTTCAAGTTCAATTCGGCAATCACCGTAATGATGATTTGTATAAAGCGAATCTTTATGCACCATAAAGCCAGCCTTTCGCGCCATCTCCATGATTTCACGTTTACGCCATGTCATATCAACCCCAATCCTTTGCAAGCCGCCGCAAGCAAAATAATGCTTCCAATGGTTTGTCCGTACCAAAATTTCGCATGAGGGGCAACCCAAATTGTGCCCAATATCACCAAAAATTGTGTTTCTGTCATGCTATTACTCCAAGTGGATAAGGTGGGAAAGGCCAGTTCTCAGGCCAGTTATCTTTGTTCATGACTGCTCCTTAGTAAAGCCGCGCCACAATGAATGGGCTAAATACATACTTGAAAGTAATACCTCACATGCCCAATCGTCTTCGGCTTTAGCTTCTTCTATAGAGCCAGCACATAGTCGCCAGCCTTTTTTATCAAAATATGCGTATTTGTTTGCCAAAGAATTTGGAGTAAATACTTCATATACGCCCGAACGAACAGGCTTAATGTGTTTTGGAAACCATGGTGTCATTTTTTTCATTGCTTTATCCATTCACGGCAAAATGCCTTTTGCTTTGCATTTAAATCTGGGCTAAATGATGCAATTGAACATTCTGGATGGTTGTTAAAAATTTTATGTGCTGGTGGCAAAAACAGTACAAGTACCGTCACAAGGTTTGCAGCCATGCCGAGCATCAATAACCAAATCCAACTAGTCATTAAATTGCTCCAAAAAAACTTTTTCAGCTCTGCCGTCCAATTCATTCAATACTTCGGAACTTAGGATTGGCAAAATATTTACCATATTAAATAAAACACTAACAACTTCTGAGTTGTAAATTCCATGGTCATCTTGCTCGTATTGCCAAAAGACCATTACATCTCCGTCTTCTATTTTGGTAGTAAAGTTAAAGTCCATTGTTTTCTCCTGTTTCATGTATTGTCTTGTGTTATTTCAATGTTGTGTATTAGGAAAAACCCTTAGGCAAAGGCACATTTTCAGGCCAAAGATTACTCAACTTCATAACTTGAACCGTCAAGTAATGTGCGTCAAACCACATTTGCTGACGTTCAGCTTTGGTCATAGTTGAACCGCTATCTAAGTTCTGATGACAAGTCACACACAATGCTGCCGTGTATTCGTCTGAAGCCTTGATGCCACGGCCTTTTCCATGAATAAGTTGATTTGAGTGTGCTGCTTGTGTTTGACCTTCAGCAAGACAATGTTGACATGGCAATAAAGCAACATTCTTTAGGTGTTTTTTACTTCTAAAATAATTAAACTTTTTTACTTGCATATAGCGTTCTCCAGCAGCTTCTTGCTTCTCACGTATTCATGCTTGGGATACATCATCAATTGTCACTCCGTTATTTGCTGCCCAATAAAGAAGCCACTCAGTAAAGCTGGTTGCTTGTTCTTTGGTAAACCTACGGCTTTGATGACCTAACTGGACTACCCTTTCGCCGTCAATGCTTGGCATGACTTTGCTAATGGATGACATCTCACCACTTTCGTGCGCCCATTGGTCAATCAAAAACCGTTTCCACGATTCCTGTGTCCAACGGCTACCGTGAAGCATGGCTTGCTTGGCAATCTGGCCGATAACGGCGTGATACATCTTTTCTTGGTCACGCGATTTCATGTCAGGCTTCACTTCACAACCCCAATCATGCGTAAAGCCGCTTCAGGGCCATCAATCCTAGCCAGCGTACCTCCCGTCCAATTTGCAAAAAAGTCTTCTTGAATCTTTGTTAAACGCTTTCTAGGGCCATCTTTAATCTCGACCAAAAATGTCACACCACGAAATCCCACCAAAAGGTCAACTGGCAATTTAATAATCCAAACTTTTGCGCCAGCAGCTCTCAGCGCACTAACAATTGCTTCTTGGTTGGCATCGACTCGGGAAGCGTATCTCATTCTCGCGCTTTCAGCATTGCGTCAGCGTGATCGTATGCCGCAAAGTGCAAGCTGGTGCGCCCGTCTGCGTCAACAATGTGCATTCTGTCGCCGTGGTGATAAATTAGGCCTAGCATTGCTTTGGCAGCAAAATAATCGCGCAAGGTCATGCCTTCGTTTGCAAACTTGCTGCCGTATTGGTCTTCCATTATTGCGGGAAACGCTGGCCCACCATTTTCATCAATCATTCTAATTCTCCATTTCTTAACTTATCCATGTATCCACGAATTCGGCCAACAGCGCCAATTCCGTAGGTCTTTTCAATCCACTCCATGCGAACCTGAGTCAGTACCCGTTGTTGGGTTGTTTCCCATGTTCGATAAAGAATCCTTGCTTCACCTTGTTCAAGCTGAACACGGTCACTTTCATTGGATATTGCTTTTCTCGAATACGCCATTGGTGTTTACCCACAGTTTTTTGTTTTTTGCTATTTTTTCAAGCTGTGAAAGATACTGCAAAACAGAATGAACCTTTTGCTTAGTCCATCCAGTAATTTCAAGAATCTCGCTGCGGCTTAATGGGCCATGCTCCAACAGCTTTAAAAGTGCGTAAGAACGAGTCATGCTGTCTTCTTTCTCAACTCAGCCATCTTTCTTAGCGTCTCAAGTGGGACGGGAACAGCCTTCTTGTCATCTTCTAAAATTCTTTTGAGGGCTGCGTCTTGGTTTGGAGGTGGTGGGGTAGTAGTGTTCACAACGTCAAACTTGTTGGCAAAGGTCTTTAAGACTGTTTGACTACGCACCCAATTGCGCCATGTTGCCATCCAATCGAGTTTTGTCCCCTTCGGGGCTGCTATCCAATAATCTCTAAAGCTGTCAAAGGTCTGCTGAAGGTTTAGGTCTGGTCTTTGCTGGATGCAAAAATCTGCCCACTCTTTTGGAAACACAAAGTCTTTGGGCAATCGCGTAGCGACTTGCCGTTTCTCTACAATTGGTTTTTGGTTATTGGTTATTGGTTCTTGGTTTATAGTTGCCTTAGCGATGGGTTGCGATTCGGAACCGATTGGGTTCTTTTTTCGTCCTCCAAGGCGACCGTTGGCTCTATTTTTCTCTGCCATTGCGTGATATTGCTTAATAACATCGGCACATCTCGCATGAAAATAACCATCTTCATGTTTGACAAACATATCATTTAAAACATCACGAATTACTGAGGCTTCCACTCGGATTCGTCTGGCAATCCATTGGGTATCCAGTGGGATTTTCTGCTCAGTGTCGTAATACATATCAAGAAGTCGTCGGTAAGCCAAATCTTCTTCATTTGATAAATGGGCAGTGGCGGCTCGATAATCGCCAATACTAAATTGATAATAATGCATTAAAGCATCTCCGCAAACTCCCAGAAAGAAACAAACGGCAGGCGGGGAGTACGCTTTTCGATGGGGTAGCTACCCCCCATCTATCCGTGTTTCATAAAACTATACCATAAATGTTAGCGGCCCACATAAAGCAGTGTTTTCAGAATTCAACAACGGCGCTAACCCATTGTGCCGCTAACAAATTAAGCTCGACTGTAAACAATTACGCGGGTTTCTTTGCGATTCAAAAAAGAAGAATTGCTGTAAGCCAACTCACGCTCTGAATACATTGGTGGCGAGTTCCAATTGCGCCAATCAAAAGCATTGATGGCTTCTTTCTTTTGAAGTTTGTTTACAACAAGGCAATACACGCCTTCATAACCTGTGCCGCCATTGTTTGTTCTGATTTCACCACACTTTTCAACTAATCCATGACGCATCAATGTACGGCGCATATCCGATACAGAAGATTTGCTTGAGTTGGTCAATTTAATCAATTCACTACTTGTCTTTGGGCCATCCATCAAAGATTCCACAATCTTGTCTTTGATATTCATTTAAACATTCCTTCAAGGTTAACTTCACGCAGGGTTGCGTGTTCAATTGCTTTCGCAAAAATGGCAACCAAGGCGGCGTCATGGTCGCCTTGGTTGCTGTAATGAGTCACTACAAATTTCATCGCAAACTGGCTCATAGCGGCAGCATGTTTTGATTCATCGTTGTCTATTTGGTTTAAGTTCATACAGCAAATCTACCATCAATAAACGTAAATTGCATTAGGGTTTGTCCCTATATAAAAAGATAAATTGCTTGATATAGTTGTGTCACTTATAGGAGAAAACATGAGCAATCACATAGAAAGTTTAAAAAAAGAACTGCAAATTGCAACAACAAAAGTTCCGTATGAAGTGCAAAACGGCAGTGTTCAATTGACAAGAGAGTGGATGAATAGGCAAAAAAAAGCAGTTCAACTTTTGGCAAAAAAGAACCCATCTGAATTTAATTTAATTGCAGCAATAAACTCTTTGGTTATATCCAACTTGCTTTTTAAGGAAGACAAAAAATGAAAACAAACATGCTTATCAAAGCTAGATGTCTTTGGAATGTTGATTACATGCCACGGGAAGTTAACAGGTCTAATCAACTTAAATGGATTCGTGCCATTCGCAAACTTGGCGCTAACTCATTGTTAGCCGTCAAAGTGGAGCGTAAAGATGACTGAATTTATTTTTATTCTTTGTGTTACCGCTTGGTTCACACACATCTTTACTTGCTTTGCACAAGCATTGTGGGGCTTTTTAATTGCTGGCGCATTGTTGTTCCCAATCGGTATACTTCACGGTTTTTACATTTGGTTTACTTGAGGCGTTCAGCAAGCCCTTTGATTGCTGTTTTTTAACTTGGAGATTGAAATGGGATTTATTGCAAAAGATAGTGGTGGTGGTGGTGACTTCAAAAAAGTTCCACCCGGTGTTTATGTTGCACGATGCTTTAGCTTAATTGATATGGGAACACAAGTTTCTGATCCTCAATATGGCTCAAAGGAACAACATAAAATTCGTATTGGCTTTGAAGTGTTTGGTGAAGATGACAATGGTGTTGCTTTGACTATCAATATGGATGGCAAAGAAATGCCTCTCACTATCAGCAAAACATATACCTTGTCATTGCATGAAAAAGCTGGTTTACGTAAAGATTTGGCTGCATGGCGTAGTCGGGACTTTACTGAAGAAGAAGCCAAAGGTTTTGACATCAGTAAGTTGCTTGGCGTGTATTGCATGTTGAATGTAACTACCAGCGAAAACAACGGCAAAACTTACACTAACATTGCTGGCATCACTCCATTGCCGCAAGCATTGAAAAATGCAAAGCCAGAAGGTGTACACACTTTAATTGCGTTTGACTTAGATAATCCTGATTGGGATGCTTTCCAAAAATTCCATGAAAAGCTGCAAGACACAATTAAACAATCTCCTGAATTTGCTCAAGCAGTTAGCATGGCAGATGTAGGCGCTTCAGAGTCGGAGTTTTAAATGACCAGCCTATATCAATTAGCTACAGATTTCCGTAACCAGTTGGACGGGCTTTTTAATGAAGACGGGGAAGCACTCCCTGAATTCGATGAATTCCGTGTCCAGCTTGGAAACAAGATGAGTCAGGTTGCGGCTTATGTTTTAAACGTAGAGTCTGATGCAGAACAAGCCAAAAACGCCATTGCCCGTATTAAGGCTTTACAAGACTCATACGAGCGCAAAGCAGAGAAACTGAGGGCTTACCTTGCCGACAATATGAAAGTGTCTGGAATCCATGAAGTAAAGGCTTCTGACGGCTCTTTTATGTTTAAACTGTATCCCGAACGTGATGAGTCTGTTGTGCTTGAAGATGGTGTTGTATTTCCACCTGAATTGTGTAACGACCCAAAGCCTCCTACACCTAGCAAAACAAAAATTAAAGTTGCTATTCTTGCTGGTGAACCCATTGTTGGCGCATCAATTGTTCGCAAAGATAGGTTAGTGATTAAATAAGTTTTGGGGGGAAAGCGGATGCTGATTAGGTGTTGTACACACCGTCCACAAAGAAACATTAGACGCAGCGATTACCCCCGCCCAACAGGACAAAACAATGAAACTCTCAGATTTATTTGGCGGTCATCCATTAAGTTTATTTCCGCGAGTTCGTGAAGATGACCCAATCACCAGTTATGAAGCATCAGACAAAGTTGATTTTGCTGGCGAGCATTACGACATAATCCTTGAATGCCTTACAAAGTATGGGCCATTGGGCAAAGATGGTATTTCTAACCGAACAAATCTTGATGGCAATCAGATTGCCAGAAGACTTCCAGAAATGCAAAAATTGGATTTTGTAGAACCAACGGGCCAGACCGTTAAATCAAATGCCGGACGCTCTGAGCGCGAATGGCGAATCAAGGAAACTTATTATGCCTAAACACATTGCTCTTTCGACTGAACTTGTAAACGCTGTTCTTCAATATTTGGGTACACGACCATTTCAAGAAGTAAATCAACTTATCAACGGCATTCAAGCTGAAGCTGGCCCCCAAGTTAAAGAAGATGCTGAAGTAATGGATGTAATTCCAGAATGAGTTATGACCAACTTGAAATAGATATTGTGCGTTGGGGAGAAGCGAAAGGGATTGTTAAAAATTCTTCTGGATTTGCTCAATGGAACAAAACTCTTGAAGAAGTTATTGAGTTGCGTGATGCTTTGCTTTTGGATGACCGTGAAGCAATGATTGACGCTTATGGCGACATTCTTGTCACTTTAATCATGGGTTGCGCCTGTGAGGATTTAAATCTTACAAGCTGTCTTGAACACGCATATAACCAGATCAAAGATCGCAAAGGTCATCTCAATAAAAATGGCATTTTTGTCAAAGAAGCGTAAGGCCAAAAGCCTCAACTTCTTGTACCCGTCTTGTCCATCCTTTACCAAAAGTGGGCCAGACGGGTATGTCCATCATAAAAAACAGTCTGCGTTTAGAGTAATCAGTCACTAACTGCTTTGAATCAAACGCCCGTACAGCCGCTAAAGTCTTTGGGCCTATGCCGCCATCAACTTCAACCTCAACACACGCCTGAAGCAGTTTTACAGCCCTTCCCGGGCCACTGTTAATTGCGGTATCAAAGACAACGTAATCAATACCGCTTGGCAATTCATCACCTTGCACTTTGTCCCAATATTTACGTTTGTACAGTGGCGCAACATCAGCAGGTGTCAATGCTCGCATAGCTTTTTCATCAACGGAGTGACCGCAGTGTTCTTCCCAGACCGCTTTGGTGCAGCCTAGGTTGGTAATGCCGCCGGGGTCTTTGGGATTGTTGACATAGCCCCCTTCATGAACAAGGACGGCTGCTAGAGCTTTTGGAAAGTTGTCTTTCATTTTGTAATCCTCATCATTTCTTCTGTTTTAGATTTGCTTCCAGCAGAAGAACCACGGTGAAAATTAAGTACCGTGCCGCACATAGTGATTAGCGAACCAATAGCCATGTAAGCAATCTCTTTATTTTCGGTTGGAACGCCCTTAAAAAACACAATCCAAGTCATGAGGATTGTGGCGCTCACAATTGCAAAGTCAAGAATGTATGCTGCATTTTTGGCTAACCATGCTGCATTAGCAGATTCTTGAATCTTGCTGTTCATGTCTCGCGCATTGGAAGTATTGGCCGCATCCAGCTTGGCATATTCCAATTCCAAGTCGGCTAGTTTTTGGGCTGCTTGCGGGTCTCCAGCGATGGCTTTCGCCACGGCCTCGACAGAATCAGATACGCCAAATTTAGCGGCAATAGCAGACACAGCAGCACCGCCCAAAGGGCCAGCAACGGCGGTAGCCAAAAGAGGCGCAGCGCCCCTGAGGAGAGAAAGTAGTTCATTCATATGGGCCTTTCAAAATGGTAGATAACTCAACGCTTTGTCCATCGCACGTTTTGCCAGCGGCTCAGGCAAGGCTTTGACAAAATCCAAGAACCACCATGCGCACATGATGTAACAAGCGATTTTGAACCACTGCTTGAACCCGTCAACGATCTCTTTCATGTGCATCCGTACTTGTTGCAGTGCAAGTAAAAATAGATGCCGCCCCACGTAATCAGACCGACCAAAGTTAAGCTGAGAACTGTCATCAAGATAGCGTCAATGGCTTCTTTCATCTCACTCTTCTTTTTTGCAGCAGCAACACGTTCGGCTCTTGCTTGCTCGGCAGCTTCAGCCTCCATCTTTGCTGCGCGGCCTTTGATTTTTGTCCACACGTCTATCTTGCCCGAGCTGAAAAACAAATTCTTGAGCTGTTCTTCAAACTCACGGGCCTGTTCAAGCGCCATTTCTAGCTCAAGCGCCTTGCCCATGGCCGAGCCTTTAAACCCGCCTGCTTTGGCTGTTTGAACGACTTGGATGGCGTTTACTTTGGCATCAAAGTATTTGCCTAAAACAGGGCCTAGTGAACTGATGTCATTGGCAGTCTGGGATGCTTTCTTGACCAGCTTGATGGCAGACTGGACGGCATCTAACGCAGCAAACGGGTCAATTGGAATCATGGCTTATCGGCTTTGCCGTCCAGTTTGTCAAAGATTTGCTTGAGAATGGTTTTTACTTCAGCTATGTCTGCACGATAGTCGTCTTTAGCCACATAGTTGTGAGGCAGGTCATTGAGCTTGTCTTCAAGTTTTTGAATTTTTGCTGTAGTTGAGTTAAACACGTACACAGCCAGAAACCCGCCAACAGATACAACAATGTTGAAAAGTTGCTGGTTATCCATTTATGCCACCCACGGTACGCCAGCGGCCTGTACTGGGTTCTTTTGCAGGTCAATCTGGCTTTGCAGGCTGGCTTCAGTGGCGTCTTTATCCACGCCGTTAGCCCAAATCCAGTTCAGTACTTCTTGCTCTGTCACGCTTGCGTAAGGGACGGATGGCGTAGCAGCGGCAAAGCTGCAAGTGGAATAGGCAGAGGCCGTGTAATCGCCGTCAGTTGCGGTGCAAGTCCAGTGCGCACAGAAAATAAATCCTGTTGCAATGTCGTAGTCTGTGACCGGAATGGCCCATTTAAAGTTTGTCATGATTTTTCCTTTGGGTTATTTGGCTTCAAGCGCTGCCAATCGGGTACGGAGACTTTGAATTTCCTTGACCAACATGGGTACAAGTTTAGAGTAGTCCACTGCCATCATTTCTTCTGGGTCAGCGGGTTGGTGTACGGCTTCAGGAGCAACGGTCACAAGTTCTTGGGCAATAAAACCAGCACGTTGGTGCGTTTGATCTGTTTTCCAGTCATAGCTACGAACTTGGATTCCATCGATGACGCTACCAAACTCAGGCGAGTCAACAATGTTTTCTTTTAGTCGCTGATCGGATGTGACGTTGAAAAGAACTGCTGTTGTTCCTGATTGGGTAATGGAGCCAATTTGACCACCATTATATGCAAACGAAACATAAGCAGCACCTGCAACAGAACCAGTTATATGCCCAAGTGCAAGATATGTTGTTCCACTATTGAAGTTTACGCCAAGACCTTGCGTTGGAGTGCCGCCTGTTGTTGTAGTCCCCACCATAAAGTTTGCAGAACCATCTATGCGTGCGGCTTCTGAACCATTTGTAGTAAAGCGAACAAATGTGTTTCCAATTGAAGCCAATTCCATTCCACTTGTGGTTGCAAATAGATAGCCTGTGTTTGTGCCTGCGCTACCAAAAGACAAAACTGAAGTGGAAGAGCCGTTAATAGTAATATTTCCACGACCAGCACCAGACACAAGCGCAGAGGTTCCACCAACGATAAAATTCCCACTGGAGTCTATACGGGCACGTTCTGAACCACCAACTTGAAATGCAAGTGCAGTTGTTGCATCGTTAGTTTGAATTGCAGGAGTACCTCCACCACCATTGGCAGTCATGGTAATCTTGTTTGTTCCACCTGCTTGAGCAGTTACAAATGAAGTAGTGCTTGCGTTTAAAGTTAATCCAACATAACCAGCACCATACGCATTAGGACTTGTAGTCCCCACACCCAAATTCCCACCAGCATCAAGCGTCATTGCTTGGGTGAAGGTGATGGCGTTACCTGCTGTGCCGGAGGGGGCGTTGAACCAAGAGTGAGCGCCAGCATTTTGAACATAGCGTGTCGATACGCCAGTGGTTGTGTAAATGTAGTTAGTACCGTTAAAGTATGTGTTTATACCAACATGAACAGCGCCACTGTTGTATTGTCCAAAATACGATCCACCGCCCATCTGAATAACTTTAAACCCAGAATCCCAAGCACTAGGAGGAGCACCCAAGCCAAGGTTGCCTGCGGAGTCCATTGTCATGTTATTGTTCGTACCTGTTACAAATGACAAAATTGCATTTGAACTGCCGCCATAAGCAGAGCCATAAACACCAATATAAGCAGTGCTATCTGAGTTTGCAAAGAAAGAACGGCCTGTTGTTGCAGGGCCATATGTCCATGCTGTACCAGATGTGCCTAATTTGATGTTGCCGTTAACAGTCAACTTCTCAGACGCCGTAGTCCCCCCAATAACCAGACCTGTGTTGGTCAGGCGCATTTGTTCGGATGCTGCAATTTGCCAAGCCTGATAGCCGCCGCTTGCTACGTTGTACGTCAACGCTGGCGAAGCAGCACCATATCCACCTACAATTTGTGCATAGTTTGTTGATGCTGCATAAAACGACAACTGAGCCGCAGCGTTTGCGCCACCGCCAGTGTTTGACAAACGCAAAAGTTCAAGCGTTGCCCCTGTTGATGTGCCAGAACTTGTTAACAACGTCCCATCAAACGTCAGCGCAGACCCCGTAGCCAATGCACTTGTAGAGCTTGCGTAGACAACACCGTTAGCTGTGAAGCTGGTTAAACCTGTGCCGCCTGATGTTGTAGGCAATGCCGTGCCTGACAAACCAAATGCCAATGTGCCAGATGTGGTGATTGGGCTACCGCTGACAGACAAGAAAGACGGAACAGTTGCTGCGACCGATGTAACCGAACCAGCACCAGAACCCGCGCCAATAGCCGTGCGGAAAGCCGATGCTGTCAATGCGGAAACAGTGTTATCAGCGTTAAATTGCGGAAACGTAATTGCGGATGGGTTTGTCAGCGTAAACAAATTGCCGCCAACCGTAGTTGCGCCAAGGTTTGTTCGTGCTGCTGCCGCTGTCGTTGCGCCTGTGCCGCCGTT